GAACCGGCGGCGTATGCCGGTGTAGTCCGGCAACGCAATAAAGCGTTTCGGTCTTTGGAGCAGAAGAATCCAAATGCGTACGGAGGAACTGCGACTGACACCAGGTCGATCACTGTTCGCGACACCCGGCGCTCGCGCTCGGTGTGGTCCATATCTCCGCAGCCATATCGCGAGGCCCACTTTGCTGTGATGCCGCCAGACCTCGCCGAGCGTTGCCTACTTGCCGGCAGCGCCATCTGCGACACCGTCCTCGATCCGTTCGGCGGCGCCGGGACGACCGCCCTAGCCGCAATAAAGAACGGCCGCAGCGCAGTTCTGATCGAGCTGAACTCGCGATACTGCACGCTCGCCAAGCAGCGGCTCGGCGTGCCGTTTGATGCGATCGACTGGTTCAACCTAGCTGCCGCCGCCCGCGACGGTCTGACGAAGGCGATCATCGGATGAGCATTGAAGCCAGGCTCCGCGCCGCTGCGCAGAGCGACCTCATCACCATCACCGCGGTCGTCCAACCCTCGGGTCAGTGGCGAGCCCACGCTGTCCGCATGGGCGGCGGAGACGCGCTTCGCACCGACTTCGATCCGGCCGTCGCGCTCAACGACGTCCTCGCTAGGTGGCACGACGGCGAGAGCGCCTGCGATCCGCTAGGCGAAAACGCGGTTGTGCGCTCTCAGTTCACCGCAGCACTCAGGAGGCTCAAGGCGTGCATCCCTTCAACCGACTGACGCCAGGCCACTACGGGGCGATTCTCGCTGATCCACCATGGGCGTTTCGGTCGTGGAGCGGCTCTGACTCTACGCCGCATCGAACGACTCAGGACCACTACGCGGTGCAGGGCGCAGCCTGGATTGCGTCGCTCCCGGTTGGCGCTCTTGCGGCACGCGATTGCGCACTCTTTCTGTGGACCATCGACAGCCACTTTGCGGTCGCCCTGGCGGTCGGGCGCGCGTGGGGCTTCGAGTACAAGACCCGCGCCTTCGAGTGGTTCAAAGGGCCGAAGATCGGCATGGGATACTGGACTCGGAAGCAGACTGAGTCCTGCCTGCTGTTCACTCGGGGCAAGCCTCGGCGGCTCGGCAAGGGCGTCCGCCAGGTTATCGAGGCGCCGCGGCGCGAGCACAGTCGGAAACCTGATGAAACATACGACCGGATCGAGGCGCTTGTCGGCGGCCCTTACGTCGAACTGTTTGCTCGCAGCCGGCGCCCCGGCTGGCACGCTTGGGGCAACGAGGTGCCCGGCGCAGCCGCCGCCCGTGCCGCGCTGACGGAGGCCATCCGTGCGCGAGGCTGACCTCGAAGCCAGTGATCGCAAAGCCGCCAGGGCGGCCGGCTGGCTGGTCGTGAAAATCATGCGGGCGTCGCCGAACGGCTTCCCCGACCGCTTCTACGCTCGCGGTGGCCGTATCGTCCTGATCGAGTGGAAGCGCCCTGGCGGCCGACTGTCGGAGCAGCAGAAGCACCGGCACGCCGAACTGCGGGCGGCCGGAGTCGAGGTGTATACGGTGGACAATCTTGAAGATGCCCGGGTCGCTCGCGGAGACGCTTGACCGCGTCCGTGCGGCGGAGCGCAGCGAAGCGGAATTGCACGGCTACCAACGCGACCTCGTCGCCTTTCTGCTCGCGCACCCCAAGAGCGCCGCGTTCGTTGACCTCGGCCTCGGCAAGACGGTTTCGGCGCTCACCGTCATGGACCGGCTGGCGCAGGACTTCGCGTTCAACCGCTGTCTCGTTGTCGCGCCGATCCGCGTTGCGCGGCAGACCTGGCCGAGCGAATTGGCGAAGTGGCGGCACCTGGCCGGTTACGACTACAGCCTGATCCGCGGCGAGGACGACGACGAGGAAGTTGTTTCCGCGAAGTCCGCCGACCGGCCTGCCGTCAAGGAGGCGATGCGGCGCCGGGCGCTGGCGAGCAACGCCCCGCTGCACATCATCAACCGCGAGATGGTCGATTGGCTGGTGGACCGCTGCAAGGAGGAGCGGAAGTGGCCCTACGACTTCGTCATCATCGACGAAAGCAGCTCTTTCAAGGACCACAGCAGCAAGCGGTTCAAGGCTCTTGCCGCCGTCGTGCCATACGTCAAGCGGATGCACCAGCTCACCGCTACGCCGGTCAGCGAGAACTACCTCGGGCTCTACGCGCAGTTCTACCTTCTCGACGGCGGTCAGAGGTTTGGCAAAACCGTAACCGGCTACCGCGAGCGGTACTTCACGCAGAATCAGTACACCTACGCCTGGAAAATCCGCCCCGGCGCCGAAGAGCAGATCACCGCGAAGATCGCCGACATCACCATCGTCCAGCGCGCGGCCGACCACCTGAGCCTCGAAGAGCCGACGATCATCAACCGCCCGGTCGAGATGACGCCGAAGCAGCGCGCTCTCTACGACCGCATGGAAGCAGACTGCCTTGCCGAGATGGCAGACGGCACCGTCATCGAGGCGGTCAACGCAGGCGCGCTCAACTCGAAGCTGACGCAGATGGCGTCCGGGGCGGTCTACGACAACGAAGGTCGGGTTCACGCCATACACGATCAGAAGATCGAGGAGTTGAAGCAGATCGTCGAGGAGAGCCGAGGCTGGCCGCTGCTCGTCGGCTACTGGTATCGGTCCTCGCTGGAGCGCCTGCGGAAACACTTTCCGAAAGCGATTGTCATGGACCGCACGGGCAAGGCTGTGAAGCCCTGGAACGACGGCAAGATCAACATGCTGCTCGGGCACCCGGCTGGCATGGCGCACGGGCTCAACATGCAGGAAGGCCCCGGACACCTGATGGTCTTCTTCGACCTGCCCTGGTCATACGAACTGTACCGGCAGTTCATCGGCCGTCTGGCTCGCCAGGGTCAGAAGAACCCGGTTAGCGTGTTCAACCTGGTGACGCAACGCACGGTAGATTCCGACGCCATTCTCCCCGCCCTGGCCGCGAAGGAAGCCGCCCAAGAAAGACTCTTTGCCAGATTGCAGAAACTTCACAAAACCTTGCGACCAAGTTGCATTGACCAGCCTGTCAACAGTTTGTAGATTTTCTACAGGGGCCGGGCATCATAGGAAATCTACACCATGAGCAAGGCATTCTCGGAGCGGCTTCGCCGCGTCTGCGATTCACACGACAACCCTGACCTTCGGAAGTACGGACGCCAGGCTCTCATCGCGCGCGAGATGGACGTGTCGGAGGAGACCGCTCGGCGCTGGTTCTCCGGCATGATGGCTCCGCGGCCCGACAAGATGCGGAGGCTGGCAAAATTTCTCGGCGTCGACGAAGTCTGGCTCGCGCTCGGTCGTGACATCGACATTGACGCCAAGGAGCAGCGTGCCCTTGGCCGGCACGTCGGCGGGGCCGTGTTGTTCGTTCGCGGGCTTTTCGAACTGGCGGGCGCTACGACAGCCGACGCCAGTCCGCACGATCCGCGCGGCAAAGCAGTCGACTTCTACGCCGTCATCGACGGCCGTCAGATGTCAGTCAACGTGTCGTTCGGCCGCGAGACAGACGACGCCTATCTCGTGCCGGTTCCCGCCGAGTACGAGCAAGTCCGGTGCTTCTCGGTCTTGCCGTACCGGGCAAACTACCTGGTGCTCGACATGGACCCTGAGATGATCCGCAAGCACGGCTACCGCAAGGCAGGTAACCTGGCCGTAAAGGTCGAGCGCGCTGAAGGCGGCGGTTTCATCAGCAACGGCGATGAATGGCCGCGCCTGCGCCCCGGCACGCTGCCTCAACCTTAGCCCTTGCATACTCAGCACTCAACATTTAATTGAGTCGCCATGGCAGGCGGTGCAGCGGCTCAGAAGCAACTCGACGAGGAAGGACGGAGCATTCTCTACGAAGGTGCGTCCGTCAGCCAGCTTGCGAAGCTGTTTCTCATGGACAACAGGTCCGTGGCCGAGAAGCTGCACGGCGTCGAGCCCTGCGGCCAACGCGCCGGCTTCCCCGTCTACGCTGTCCGCGACGCGGCTCGTCGCCTGGCGCCGCTCGATGAGGACGAGATTGAGACCCGACTGCGCCGGATGAATCCTGCCGAACTACCTAAGATGCTCTCGAAGGAACTGTGGGCTGGCATGATGCAGCGCCGCCGCTACGAGCAGGCGGTCGGTGAACTGTGGTCCACCGAAGAGGTTCGCACGGCCGCAACCGAGATGCTGAAAGCACTTCGCACGGACCTGCTGCTTCTGCCGGAGCGCGTCGCCGACCGGCTCAACCTGCAACACGACAAGCGGGAGGTCGTCCAACGCGAAGTCGATAACATGATGGAGGCTCTTCGTGCTCGATTCGACAACGCGCTCCGGGACAGCCGATCCGCTGTTCTTGGAACTGTGGAATCCGAGGACGGGGAACTATAGGCGCGCCGGGGACATTTTCTCCGACGTCGCGGCCCGTCTCTTTACGCCACCGGAGAGACTGAAGGTCTCAGAAGCGGCCGAGCGGTATCGCATCCTCAACAACACGGGCGCACACGTCGGCCCCTGGACGAACCTCAAGACCCCGTACCTCGTCGAGCCGATGGACTCGCTGCGCTCGCGAACGCTGTCCGGCGTCGTTTTCGCCGGGCCAGCTCAGGCGGGCAAAACCGAGCTGATCCTCAACTGGCTTGGCTACTCCATCGTCGCAGACCCGATGGACATGCTTCTATTCACTCCGACTCAGGCGTCGAGCCGGTCGTTCTCAAACCTGCGGGTCACTCGCATGTTGATCGAGAGCCCGGCTTACAAAGAGAGGCTGCGATCCGGCCGCCGGTTCGACAACGTGTTCGACAAGCACTTCACCAACGGCATGATGCTGATGCTGTCGTGGCCCTCCGTCACCGAGCTTGCCGGCCGCCCTGTTCCGCGCTGCGCGCTCACCGACTATGACCGCATGAACCAGGACGTCGGCGACGACGGAACACCGTTCGACCTGGCGATGAAGCGCAACACGACATTCGGCTCGTTCGGCATGACCCTGGCCGAGAGCAGTCCGTCGTATCCCATCCTGGACGCAGCGTGGAAGGCGCCGAACCAGCACATTGCGCCGCCCACCGAAGGCATCATGGGCCTCTACAACCGCGGAGACCGCCGTCGCTGGTACTGGCCCTGCCCGCATTGCGGAGAGCACTTCATCGGACGATGGGAAAACGTGCGGTGGGACGCGAAAGAAACAAATTCCGCGAAGGCTGGTGAGACGGCCTGCATGGAGTGCCCGGTCAACGGCTGCGTCATCGAGCCGAGCGAGCGCGACGAGATGAATTTTTGGGGCCGGTGGGTCGCTGAAGGTCAGACTATCGACGAGAAAGGGCGTGTCACCGGAGATGCCAGAAGGTCAGCCATCGCCTCCTATTGGCTCGACGGAGTGGCTGCGGCGTTCACTACCTGGCCAAAGCTGGTGCAGAAATACCTCGACGCCGAAGCCGAGTTCGACCGCACCGGCAACGAAGACCCGCTGAAGACGTTCTTCAACACGGACATCGGCGTTCCATACGTGCCGCGGGCGTTGAGTGGCGCTCGCCTGCCGGAGACGCTGCAAGCGCGCGCCGAGCCCTGGGTTGACCGAGAGGTTCCACCGGGCGTTCGGTTTCTTGTGGCCACAGTCGACATCCAGGGGCGGTCCTTCATCGTGCAGGTTCATGGCATCGCACCTGGCAGACCGTTCGACATCTGCGTCATCGACAGGTTCAAGATCGTGAAGTCTCGGCGCACGGATGAGCGCGGCGATCTTCTTCCGGTCAACCCCGGCGCCTACGCCGAGGATTGGGACTTGCTGAGGACTGAGGTCATGGACATGACCTATCCGCTGATGGAAGACACGACGCGCCGCATGAAGATCAAGCTGACGCTCAGCGACAGCGGCGGTGAAGAAGGCGTCACGACGATGGCCTACGAGTTCCAACGACGCCTACGCGCCTCGGGTGACGCCGGCCGGTTTCATCTGGTCAAGGGCGTCGGCAACCCGAACGTGCCGCGGACCTACATAGACTTCCCCGACAACAAGAAGAAGGACCGGCACGCAGCGGCGCGCGGTGACGTGCCGGTCCTGTACATGAACTCCAATCTCATCAAGGACAACCTATCGCACCGACTGGAGACCACGACGCCGGGGACGGGCGCGATTAGGTTCCCTTCCTGGCTACCAGACTGGTGGTTCAAGGAACTGTGCGTCGAGATTCGCGACCCGAAGGGTTGGAAAGCGCCGCGCGGGATGCGCAACGAGGCATGGGACTTGCTCTACTACTGCATCGGGGGGTGCATCTCGACGCTGCTCAAGGTCGAGCAAATCGACTGGACCAAGCCCCCCATATGGGCCGCCGAAGGCGAGACCAACCCACTAGTGGTAGGTCAAGAGAAAAATGTTGCACCGGCCCAAAAAAGTGACTACGACCTCACCCGACTTGGTCAAATGCTCGCATGAGGGCTCAACATCAACATGAGTGCGACCGTCGTTGTTGAGGGTCTTCAGACCCGCCTGGCGGCAGCAGAGGCGGCCTACCACCGGCTGATGACCGGGCAGGCGGCGCGCGTGGTCGTCGACCAGAACGGCGAGCGCGTCGAGTTCACCGCCGTCTCCGCGACGCAGCTCGCCAACTACATCGCCCGTCTCAAGGCTGAGATCGGCTCGCTTCTCGGCGTTCCGGCCAAGGTCAACCGACCGATCGGGTTCCTGTTCTGATGGCCGGTCGCCGCACCCGCAGCGCCGTGGTGCCGGTGACGCCGAACGCCCAAGGCGCGTTCGAAGGCGCCGAACGCTTGTCCCGGGAGACGGCCCGTTGGATGCCGTCCATGCGAAGCCCGGACGCGGCGATCAACCCGGTCAAGCCCCTGGCCGACGCGCGCGGCGCGGACATGGTCCGCAACGACGGGCATGTGCAAGGCGCCATCGCGCTGTACCGCGACGGAATCGTCGGGAGCCGCTACCGGCTCAACGCGCAGCCCGCCTTCCGAACGCTCCAGCAGTACAACCCGGCGTTCGACGACGTGTGGGCCGAAGAGTACCAGGAGGCGGTCGAGGAGACGTTCAACCTCGCGGCCGAGAGCGCAGCGTGCTGGTTCGACGCCTCGCGCCGCAACACGCTTACGGGCCTCGTCCGCCTGGCCATCGCCACCTGGGGCTACACGGGCGAAGTGCTCGGCACCGCGATGTGGATTCGCGAAGTGGATCGTCCATTTTCGACTGCGGTCATGCTGATTGACCCGATGCGGCTGTCGAACAAGGACGGCGTCGCCGACACCATGCGCCTGCGGCGCGGCGTGCTTCGAGACCGCTACGGCCGCCCGGTCGCCTACCAGTTCCGCGACGCCCACCCGGGCGAGATCGTGGCGGCGGCGGAGCAGTGGACCTGGACAGAGATTCCGGCGCAGAAGCCATGGGGCCGCAAGCAGGTGCTCCACATCACCGAGACGTCCGCGATCGACCAGACGCGCGGCGTATCCGACATGGTCGCATCTCTCAAGGAGATGCGGATGACCAAGACGTTCAAGGACATGGTCCTTCAGAACGCGGTCATCAACGCGATGGTCGTCGCGTCGGTCGAGAGCGAACTGCCGAACGAGCTGATCGTCGCGATGATGGGTGGGTCGAGCACCACCGATCCCGTGAGCGGGATGAACACGGGCATCGCCGGCTACCTCGCGGGGCTTCAGGCGTACCTCTCAGGGTCGAACAACGTCCAAATCGACGGCGCCAAGATTCCGCACCTCTACCCGGGCACCAAGCTCAACATCCGCACGCCGGGCGACCCTGGCGGCATTGGCACGGACTTCGAGGCCAGCCTGCTACGCCACATCGCCGCCGCGCTCGGGGTGTCCTACGAGGAGCTGTCCCGAGACTACAGCAAGACCACCTACTCAGGTGCGCGAGCGGCGTTCTCGCAGACGCAGAAGGCGATGAACGCGCGCAAGAAGTTCATCGCCGACCGCCTGGCCGACGACATCTACTCTCTGTGGCTGGAGGAGGTGTTCGACCAGGGGTGGATTCCCCTGCCTCGCGGCGTGAGCAAGGAGGCGTTCTACCTCCCGCTCGCCAAGGACGCCTTCACGCAATGCTCGTGGATCGGGTCGGGCCGTGGCCAGATCGACGAACTGAAAGAGACGCAGGCAGCACTCCTGCGCATCTCCGGTGGGCTCTCGACGCGCGAGGCTGAGATTTCACAGCTTGGCGGCGACTACCGTCAGGTGTTCCGGCAGCTCGCACGCGAGCAGCGGTTCGCGCAAGACCTCGACCTGCGGCTTTCGACCGACGTCCAGCGCCCCGGTCAGCAGATGGCGGGCAACACCATGCGCGACAGCGGCGACAACGGAGAGGACCAGGACCGATGAGTGAGCCCCTGGCCCGCGACATCGTCGCCCGCATCAACCGCGCCGCGCTGTTCCATTCGGGCGACCATATCGACGTTCTGGCGTCGAACCTGCGGCAGCTCGCCGTCGCCGACCCGAAAGTCGAAGGAGAGGCGTGGCAGGCCCGCAAGGTCGAACTCGTCTCGGCCTACGGTCTGCCGAACACCGATCAGCGCAAGCCGTTCGCCTTCTCGTCCGGCAGGGCGGTCATCCCGATCCACGGCACGCTCATCAACCGTTTCTCGGCGTCGTGGGGGTTCATCACCGGGTACAACTTCATCCGCAACCAGATGGCCGCAGCCGTCGCGGACCCGGAAGTGTCGGCCATCGTGCTCGATGTGAACTCGTTCGGCGGCATGTGCGCAGGGTGCGCCGAGACCGCCGACGCGATCCACGCCGCTCGCTCGATCAAGCCGGTGCTCGGCGTCGTCGACGCGCACGCCTACTCGGCCGGCTACATGCTCGCGAGCGCGGCCTCGCGCCTGATCGTCACTCCGACCGGCGGCGTGGGCTCGATCGGCGTCGTCGCGACGCACACGAACATGGGCAAGATGCTGGAGCAGTTCGGCATCGAGGTCACGTTCATCCATGCAGGCGCGAAGAAGGTCGACGGCAACCCCTACGAGAAGCTGTCTGACCGCGCCCGCGCCAATATCCAGCGCGAGGTCGACGCGCAGTACGACATCTTCGTGGCGCAGGTCGTTCGCAACCGGCGCATGAAGGACGACGAAGTCCGCGGGACCGAGGCCGGCACGTTCAACGCCGCAGAGGCCAAGTCGCTTGGTCTTTGCGACGCCGTCGCCGCGCCAACCGTGGCCCTCGCCGAGAACGACCTTCCGACCGACGACAGCAACGTCGACGCGTCGGCAGAGACCACCAACCCACAGCACAAGGAGGGCGACGTGCCCCACGACAACAAGCAGCCGGCCGCGCCCGATGCGACCGCCCTGGCCGAAGCCAAGACCGCCGAGCGTGCCCGCGTGAACGGCATCCTCGGCCATGCCGAAGCGAAGGGCCGCGACGCCCTGGCGCGGCACCTGGCGCTGGAGACCGACCTGTCGGTCGAGGCCGCCGCCAACATCCTCAAGGCGTCGCCGGTCGAGAAGACCGAGGAGCCGAAGAAGGAGACGGGGGCCGGCGCGTTTGCCGACGCGATGAACAAGGACCGGAACCCGAACCTGTCGGCCGGCGACGGCAAGACCGAGGACGGCGATCCGGTCGCCCTGGCCGCGTCGCGGCTGCTGACCGACTACACCGCGGCGACGGGCTTCACCCCGCCCGAAGCGGCGAAGCGCCACTGAGCCGCTGACGAAGGAGAAGCAGCATGTCCGCATCGTTCCCCGACATCACCGCGCTCGGCGACACCGTCGCCGGGTTCAACCCGTTCGACCTGTACGCGGGCGAGGCGCCGGTCGTCACGCAGTCGCTCACGGTCGCCAGCGGCCTCAACCTCGCGCAGTTCACCGTCGTCGCGATGAACACCGCGAACGAGGTCGTCGCCCTGGACCCGACCGTCGACTATATTGCCGACACCGATACCGTGGCCGGCGGCACGGTCGTCGACCTGAAGCTGTACACGTCGAAGCCCATCGGCGTGCTGGCCTATGCCATCAACACGACCGGCGGCGCGGCGAAGGCGACGGTCTTCACGAGCGGCTTCTTCAATGCCGACGTGCTGGTCTGGCCGGCGTCCCTGGACACCCTGGCGAAGCGGCAGGCCGCCGTGATCGGCTCGCCGATCTCGGTCGGCACCGTCCAGCGCGACGCCTGAGCAAGAAGGATCGAACACATGGCTTTCACGCAGTACGGCACGCGCGAACTGGTCGGGCTTCTCGACCGCGCCCGTGCGCAGAAGATGACCCGGCCGGACGGCTTCTGGCTCCGCCTGTTCAACCGCACGATCGTCTCCGACAAGGAGGACATCCAGTTCGACGTCATCAACGGCGATGACCGCCGCCTGGCTCCGTTCGTGATGCCCCATGTGCAGGGGAAGATCATGGCGGAGAAGGGCTTCGAGGCCCGCGTGTTCCGTCCGGCCTACGTCAAGCCGAAGCACATCATCGACCCGTCCAAGGCGATCCCGCGCATGGCCGGCGAAGGACTGCTCGGCGAGATGTCTCTCGAAGCGCGTTTCAACGCGCATGTCGCCGCGGCGATTCTGTCGCAGGACGAGATGATCGGCCGGCGCGAGGACTGGCTGGCCGCGAAGGCGATCCAGTTCGGCGCGGTCACCATCACGGGCGAGAACTACCCGACCAAGACCGTCTCGTTCCAGCGCCACGCCTCGCTGACCTACACGCTGTCCGGCACGGCGCGGTGGGGCGAGTCGGCCGCAGACCCGCTCGGCGACATCGCCACCGCACGCAAGAACGCCTTCGCGCGCGGCAACGCGCCGATCACGGACGTCGTGTTCGGCCTGGACGCCTGGACCAAGTTCCTCGCGGACCAGGACGTGCAGAACCTCCTCGACACGAACTTCCGCGGCACGCAGTCCGATTTCAACCGAACGACGGCGGTGATGGCGGGCGACCCCTTCGAGTACCAGGGCCAGATCAGCGGCTTTGCGGGCGGCGGCCAGCTCCGTCTCTGGACCTACTCGAACGTGTTCAAGGACGAGGACATGGTCGAGGCGCAGTTCCTCGACCCGAACCACGTCTGCGGCTTCGGCGAGGCGATCCAGGCGTTCCGGCTCTACGGCGCCATCATGGACAAGGGCGCGGCGCTGCGCCCGCTGGCCCGCTTCCCGAAGATGTGGGACCAAGAGGACCCGAGCGCGACCTACGTGATGACGCAGTCGGCGCCGCTCATGGTCCCGATGGAGCCGAACAACAGCTTCCTCGTCCGCACCTACGGCTGAGCCCGGGGCGAGGCGGTTTCGGCCGCCTCGTCTCTCCACCTTTAGCAGAGAAGTCACCCTCGCCATGACCCTCCTCGTGCCCTTCGAGACCATCACCACCGTCCGCGATGGCAAGCGCCTCGTGGTGCCACCCGGTGCGGCGTTCGACTTCGCCGCCGACGAAGCCGAGCACCTGCTGAGCACCGGCATCGCGCGCCTGGCCAACAACGCCGACCAGTCGAGCAACCCCGAGCCCGCCCTGGTCGGATCGGCCGTGCTTGCGGCCACCCGCAAGAAGACCGTCGATCCGGCCGAGGTCGGCCGCGAGATCGGCGCCGGTATCGCAGAGGCCCTGGCCGCGAAGGACGGCAAGACCGCGGCGAAGACGCCCAAGGGCGCCCCGAAGCCGGCCGCATCCAGCGACGACGATCTCTGACCATGGGCGTGTGGGCCGACATCAAGGCGCAGGCGCGGAGGACGGTCCACGAGACCTTCTCCCGCGAAGCGACCTATGTCGGCCCGTGCTCGACCGATGACCCCGTGGCGCTTCGCGTGCGATGGCACCCCGCCGGTTCGCGCGTCGGCGAACTCGGCTCGGACGGCTACGCCGTGATGATGGTGACCGAGGACCGCGTCGTATTCGACCTGGAGCAGATCGCGACGCTCGGAGTGACGCCGGAGCGCCTGGCCGTGGTGACTATCACCGACGAAACGCCGCAGATCGTGCTCACGCTGGACTCGCAGTTTGAGACCAGCGGCCCGGTCGCCGACGTATGGCGGGTGACCCGCGCATGACCGTCGCCGTCCTCGCCGAAGGCTTGACCGGCCTCCAGACCTACTTCGACGGACTGCCTGACGTGGCGCGGCGCGCCGCCCGGCTGGCGGTCAACGACACCACGCGCAAGGTCGGCTACCGCGAAGCGCAGCGCCGAATCATGGAGCAGGTCGCTTTCCCGGGCGGCTACCTCGACGACCCGAAGCGACTGCGGATCAGCAAGTTCGCGACCGAAGACGACCTCGAAGCAGCGGTGTTCGCGCGGCAGCGTCCGACCAGCCTGGCACGGTTCTCCGCGGGCGGTTCAATCGGCAAGGCTGGCGTCCGGGTCCAAGTGGCGCGCGGTGTGTCACGAGAGATGGGCCGTGCGTTCCTGCTTCGACTGCCGCAGGGTCGCAACCCGGTGTCTGACGAAGCCTTCAACCTCGGGCTCGCCATTCGCCTCCGACCCGGAGAAACAATTTCCCGGAAGTCGCGCATGGTCGCGGTGCCGGCGGGCGGCGGTCTCTACTTCCTGTACGGCCCTTCGGTCGAGCAGGTGTTCTCGACTGTCGCGCAAGATATCTCACCCGAGATCGCCGAAGAGATGGCGACGCAGTTTTTCCGCCAGTTCACGCGCCTTTCGGGAGACGCGTGATGCCCGAGATGTCGGTCAAGCTGGTAATCCTCAAGCGCCTTACGGCCCACCTGGCCGGGATGAACACGGCCGAGGATTACGACTGCGACATGGCGGACAAGGTGTTCCGGGGCCGCGCCCTGTACGGCAAGAGCGACCCGCTGCCGCTGCTCTCTCTGCTCGAAGGACCGGACTCGGCAGAAGGTGTGCCGGGTGGTGAGAACAAGGCTGTCCGAAACACGCTCTGGCGCATCCTCGTGCAAGGCTTCGTCGAGGACGACAAGCACAACCCGACCGACCCAGCCTATGCACTGATGGCGCAGGTCGTGCGTCGGCTCTCCG